CCGCCCAGCCCCGTGCTCGGCGGTCTTTTGCGTTCTGGAGCCCGATGCCGCAATCCGCCGACCTTCCCGCCTCCGCGGTGAGGGCGGCCGAGGTGCGTCCGCGTGGTTAGGCGCACATCCCGCGCCAAGCGCGAAGATGCGGAAATCGTCCGCGAGGCGCAGAAGCGGCACAAGCAGTGTGCCGACTGGGAATCAACCGCGAGGTCCAATGCCAAGGACGATCTGCGGATGTCCGTGGCCGACGCCTACAACCAGTTTGCGTGGCCGAGAGAAGCGCTTATTGCTCGCCAGCCGCGGGGCGGCGTCGCCAAGCCGTGCCTGACGTTCCCATTGATTCAGCAGCACAACCAGCACGTCATCAACAATGCCCAGCAGAACCAGATGGGCATCAAGGTGAACGCGACGGGGTTCGGCGCCACGAGCGAGGCTGCGGACGGCATCGAGGGTCTGATCCGGCACATCGAATACCAGTCGAACGCCCAGCAAAACGCCTACTACACGGCAATCAAGTTCCAAGTGCGAATCGGCATCGGCTGGACGCATATAGTCTCGGACTATGGTCCCGGCGACACATTCGACCAGGAACTTTACATCCGTTCGATCCCAGATCCGATGAATGTCTGGCTCGATCCGGACTGCCAGGAGCCAGATAAGTCCGATGCGCGCTGGGGCCAGATCGGCCAGGACATGCCGCGCAAAGAGTTTGAGGCAAAGTATCCGGATCACGCTGATGCGCCTGGTGTGCAGGCTGGCTTTGCCGGCCCGGACTACACGAGAGGCTGGGCAGACAAGGATACCGTCCGCGTTGTCCGCTACTACCGTCTGAACGAGACTGACGACACGCTCTACGCCGTGCCCGACCTTACCATGCCCGGTCCGATAGACGACGAGGGCAACTCTGTGATCGATCCGATGACAGGCGCCCCAATGGTCGGTCAGCATGTGCCTGCCGGCATGATGCGCGGGTCCGAAATGCCCGAGGGGCTGGAGGAAATTGCCAGGGCGCAGCAGTTCCCGTCGCGCCCGATCGCCGACCCGCAGGTTGAGTACTTCGTGATAGCTGGCCATGAGATCATTGAGCGCGGCGAGACCGTGTTCGACCACATTCCGCTGGTGCCGTGGATCGGCCAGGAAGATGTGATCGATGGTTCGTTCGATCGCTGGGGGCACACGCGGCAGTTGGTCGATGCTGCGCGGATGTATAACTATTCCGCCTCGGAGTTCGTCGGCCTGACCGCGCTACAGAGCCGGGCGCCGTTCATGGGAGACGCGCGGGCGTTTGAGGGGCACGAGGACGCGTGGGCTTCGGCGAACCTCGGCAATGCAGCGTTCCTGCCATACAACTCGACTGACCCCGACACGGCGCAGCCGATCGCTCCGCCGCAGCGTCTGGATCCGCCGACCGCACCAAGCGCTGCAATGCAAGGTATGGCGAATGCCGAGCACCAGATGCAGCTCGTATCTGGGCAGTTCGATGCGCAGATGGGTGCGCCGTCCAATGAGCGGACCGGCGTGGCGATACAGCAGCGCCAGCGGCAGGGCGATACCGCTACCTACCATTTCACGGACCGCCAGGGCGCGGCGCTCCGGTTGACCGGTAAGATCCTGATCGGCGCAATCCCGAAGGTGTATGACACCCAGCGGGCGATCCAGATCCTGGGGCTGGATGGCAAGCGGACGGGCGTCGTGGTCGACCCGTCGCTACCGACCGCACATACCGAAGTGCAACCGTCGGCACCGCCGCCCGGACAGCAACCCGATCCGAATGCGGAAGCAATCCTAGCCATCAACCCTAAGGTTGGTCGCTATGATGTAGAGGCCGATGTTGGCCCGGCATACGGCACCAGGCGCCAGGAAGCGTTCAACGCGATCAGCCAGATCCTGTCGAGCGCGCCTATGCTGGTGGACAAGATCGGCGACCTGTTGATGCAGAGCGCGGACTTCCCGCTGGCCGATGAGATGGCGAAAAGGCTCGCGCCCCCGAGCGACGATCCGCAGGCCGCCGCTGCACAGCAGCAGATCCAGGCCTTGCATGCGCAATTGGCGCAGGCGAACCAGAAGCTGCAGGACAAGACGACCGATCAGCAGATCCGTATCGGCCAGCAGCAGCACGACAAGGTGGATGATGTGATGCGGTCCGAAATTGACCGCTACAAGGCCGAGACGGACCGCATTGCGGCGATCGGCTCCATCGATCCGATGATGCTTCTGCCGTTGGTTCAACAGGTCGTTCGGGATGCGCTCGCCAACCAGATCGGCGGCGGCGCGGCTGGCCCGTTGCCTCAGTTGCCGCAGCCGCAACAGCCGCCGCCGAACCCGCCCGGTGCTCCGGGCACAGCCATAGGCACCCCGCAGGGCACTGACCTGCCGCGCATGCCGTCAACCAACCCGCCCGGCGGTCTCGTGCACGGCGCGGTCCCAACGAATGGAGCCGTGCAGTGAATGACGACGTGCAGTCGAATAAGAACCAATTCGCGGATGCGGTGAACGAACTGCTTCCGATTTGCCAGGGCTGCTGCGCGTGACTCCTTCCGACTGCCAGCGCGCCGCCGCCGAGTTCGGCCCAGCCTATCTGGCGCTGCTCGCGCAGAACCGCGGCATGGTGGACGTGGATGGGTTGATGCTGCCCGTGCCTGCTGTGCCTGTGGGCGACGGGGCTGCAAGCCCGGTCGGCATGCGATTGATGAGCTATGACATAACCGACGCAAGCGAGATCCGCCAAGCCGTGCGCGTCCTGGCATTGGGCGCCGCCCGAGCTTTCGCGCACGCCAAAGGCGGCATGCTGTTCCGGCTATCTGCCGAGCCTGGCGCCGCCTACTCGATCGCAGCGCCCGCCGATCACCTTCCCTGCCGCGTCACGTCGCACCCGCAGGGCCGCCCCGGCGCCAAGATCGAGATTGGTATCCGTGTCTGACCAACCCGCCAGGGCCGGGAAAGCCCCGTAAGGAGATAGATATGCCGATGATGACAATCATGATGGAGGCTCAGACCAAGCTTGCCATCGCTCGTGTTGAGAATGGCTGGCTGATTCGAACACAAGATGATTTCCGCATGGATCACACTCTAGCTATGCGGATCGCAAAGACACCCGACGAACTGGCCGACGAGATACGCCAGTGGGCTCAAAAACAAGAGTCGGCGACATGAGCGAGACCCAGACCCCGGCCTCCGACCTTGCTGCCAACACCCCGGTCGAAGGCGGTGAGCAGCCGATCGAGAACACTGCGCCACCCGCACCGGAGCCGGCCAAACCGCAACACCCGGACTGGCGCGATCGGCGTTTCGCCAACATCACACGACAGAGGGCCGAGGAAGCTGAGCGCGCGCGGCAGGCCACCGAGCGGGCTGATCGTCTGGAGGCGGAACTTTCTCGCCTGCGGCAGGGCGGTCAGCAGCCGGATGGTCAGCAGGACTCTCGCCAGCAGCAAGACCCGCGCGAGATCGAACGGCAAGCCGAGCAGCGCGCAACTGAACGTTTGCGCCAGGAACAGGTCGAACGCACATTCATCGATGCCTGCAACCAGACGGCTGAGAGGATCAAAGCCGACTTCGGCGACACGGGCCTTAGTGTTGCGGCCAGCGGCTGGAACAATGCCGGTCTCGACCTCGCCCAGCCAAATCATCGCGAGCTGCTATCGCTGATCACGTCGATTGAGGATGGGCACAAGGTCTACCATTCGATCGGCACAGATCCGAACCTGGCGGCGCACCTGCTCGAACTGCCACCGCTTCGGGCCGCGTTCGAGCTCGCGCAATACCTGCCCGCCAAGCAGGCGCGAGAGCTGCGCCAGGAAGCCGTCGCGGTCGCTGAAGCGGAGCCCGCCCCGGCTGCGGCGCAGCTGACGGCCACGGCGCCAAAGCCTGCGCCCACAATTTCGTCTGCACCCCGCCCGCCGTCACAGCCGGCTGCGACGCGCGCGGGTTCGGCCGGGAGCAGTGACCTCTCGAAGATGTCCATGGCGGAGTTTGCCGCAGCCCGCGCGAAGCAGAGGGCGAGCGGCGCCTAGCTACCGTCGTCCGTCCAAGCCGCCAGGGCCGGCTCAAAACGCCCCGCACGCTGTTGATCGGCAGCCAATCCGATCCGCGCCAGGGCCGCGTTAGCCCCGCCACCGCCAGGGCCGGTCAAGCCCCGCACCCACCCGGAATGACCGATCCCTGGCGGCCACACCCTGTGCGCCGCCTGTCCCCACATGACAGGAGCCCGCTGTGGCCAATCAACTTCTCACCCTTGGTATGATCACCAAGGAAGCACTTTCGCTGTTCCGCAATGAGAACGCGTTCCTGCAGAACATCGACACCCAGTACTCCGACGAGTTCGCCAAGTCTGGCGCCAAGATCGGCAACAACCTGAATATCCGACTGCCGGTGGACTATACCGTCCGTCATGGCCCCACGGCTGTGCCGCAGAACACCATCGAAAACCTGACCTCTCTCAAGCTGTCCAATCAGGATGGCGTCGATTTCAGCTTTTCCAGCGCCGACTACGCGCTGAGCCTGGACGAGTTCTCCAAGCGCTACATTCGTCCGGCGGTGAACGTGCTGGCGGGTGACGTGGCGGCCGGCATCATGCAGATGATCGAGGGCGGAACGGGCCAGGGCGGCGCGAACCATTTCGTGCACAACGTGGACTCGAATGGGAACACGATCACTCCGACGGTCGGCACGATTCTCCAGGCCGGCGCGATTCTGGACAACAACTCGGCGCCGCGTGGACGTGGCAAGCGCATCGCGATGCTTAATCCGATCACGCAGAGCCGCGTGGTTACTGGCATGGCAGGCTACTTCAACCCGCAGCAGACCGTCGCTGAACAGACCCGTTCCGGGCTGATGGGATCGAACATCCTGGGTGCGGACTTCTACTACGACCAGACGATGATCAACCACCAGACGGGCACGTTCTCGGCGACGGCGAACACCGTCTCTGGCGCCGGCCAGACCGGTTCCGTGCTGACGGTTGCCGCAACCACTGGCTCGCTGAACCAGGGCGACATCATCACCATTGCCGGCGTGAACAGTGTCAACCGAGTGACCAAGGTCAGCACCGGCACTCCGAAGCAGTTCGTCGTTCTGCAGGCTGCTCCGGCCGGCAGCACGTCGATCCAGATCTTCCCGGCTCTGGTGCCCTACACCATCACCAACGGTGTCGCCGGGCAGACGCAGTACCAGACCGTGGATAACAGCCCGGCCAACGGCGCGCTGATCCAGTTGGTCAACAACCCGAACGAGCTGTTCCGCAAGAACATGCTGTTCGTGCCCGAGGCGTTCACCCTGGCCACCGCCGATCTTCCGGTGTGGGGCAACGGCGTGATCGACTGCGCCCGAGAGAGCTACGACGGCATCTCGATGCGCATGGTCCAGTACTACACCGGCAACAGCGATCAGGTCGTGACTCGTCTCGACGTTCTGTGGGGTTCCGCGGTGCTGCGTCCGGAATGGGTCGTGGCGATCGGCGACAGCATCTGAGGAGCGGCACCATGAACGAGTATCCGAAGCAGATCCCGCATCCGAACGGGTTCAAGACCCTGACCGTCTACAACGGCGAGCAGGAAGAGGCCGTGCACCGGGCGAACGGTGCGTGGCGCATTGCCCATTCTGAGGCGATGTCGGCGGCCCGTGAGGGTCGCGATCTACCCATGGCGCCCGTGGACCGGACGCCGACCACCCGTCTTTCGCTGAACAAGGGAGCCTGACATGGCCGACGACATCAAGCCGGCGGACGTGCCGGACACCAGCGCGCATGACCTGCCCGCATCCACCATCGCCGAGGTGCACCCTCCCGTCGCCCGTCCGGCGCCGGAAGTGAAGGACGAGCCGGTCGACCCGAGCTGGAAGAAGCCAGACTATTTGCCGGGCTGGCCGCGCGTGCGGTTCAACCCGGTGCACGGTCGGAAGGAGTTCAAGGACCCCTACGAGGCGGCGGAATACGGTCAGAGCGACGAGGAAGGTCCGTGGCGGTTCAAAACTGCCGCCGAGGCCGATATGGCCAGGACCGACACCGAGGCTCAGATCGTCATTCACCAGAACCTTCGCGCGAAGGTGGACGATCACCACAACAACGGTCGCACGGTGGTGCAGAACAGCGCCACCGCGACCGAGGCTCGGCATGATGGCTACGCCGAACCCGGTCTTGAGACCGAGACCGGAGAGGACTGATGTCCGGAAGCGCGAGCACCGCCACCGTCACCTACGCGGTGCAGGACTTGGTGGCGCTCGCGCTCCGTCAGATTGGTGTCGGCGCACAGGGAACCACCCCTGCCGCGCCCGACATCGCTGACGGCGTGATGCACCTCAATATGATGCTGGCGCAGTGGCAGCGTCGCCGCTGGCTGGTTCCTGCACTGGTCGAGCTCATTGGCCAAGCCAATGGCCTGACGGACATGTTCGTCGGTCCTGGCAAAGATTTCGATACGCCCAATCGCCCCGATCAGATCGAAGCCGCCTTCGCGCGGTATCTCGGGGGCGGGCTGACGCCGGCCGACTTCTCGTCCGTGGACTTCAACACGGACTTCCTGATCAACAACCTGGACGAACAGACGCTCGCGATCGACTATCCGCTGAGCATCATCCAGAGCCGCGAGGACTACTCGGCGATCGGTGTGAAGAACCTGCGGACGTTTCCGTCTGCGGTCTTCTACTCGCCTGAATGGCCTGCCGGGCGCCTGAATATCTGGCCGATCCCGCAGAAGGGCCTCTGGGAAATCCACCTCGTCGCCAAGATGGCGCTCCCCGCCAATCTGCAGGCCGCGAGCGCCATCGTGCTGCCGCCCGAATACTGGGACGCGATCATGTGGAACCTGGCGGCGCGCTTGGCGCCCTCCTACGGGCAGGCGGCCGATGAGAGCGTCGTCGCTCTCGCACGATCCTCCTTGCAGACGATCCGCACCGCGAACCTGCAGGTGCCGTCGCTTGGTCTGCCCGCCGATCTCATCGGTCGCCGGGGCGGCGGTGTTCCCTATTATTTCGTTGCGGCAGGATTGGTCTGATGGATCGCACACTCTCCGCCCTGCTGCTCGCCACCACGCTGCTCATGCCCTGCGCGGCGCTGGCGCAGACGGCATTCTCGCTGCCTGGCGGACAGGCACTCGGCGTCGGCACGCTGAACGCTGCGGGCACTGGCAAGGCGGACCTGATGGGAACCGCGCTGAACGGCACCACACCTCGGGACCTGCGCGCGCGTTTCGCGGACCAGATCAACGTCAAGGACTTCGGCGCCGTCGGTGACGGGTCGACCGATGATACGGCGGCGTTCAATGCAGCGTTCAGCGTGGCCGCTGACCCTTTGCGGATCGGTGGAGCCGCCGTCTACGCGCCCGCAGCAACCTACCACATTGCTGGGCAGATCGCGGCTACGTTCGCTGGCACCCAGATGACCCGTTTCTTCGGCGATGGGCTTGGATCGATCCTGCTGATTGATGGCAGCGGCCCGCAGTTCTTCGTCGGCGCTGTGCCCGGCGCGACGGGCGGCGTTGACGTTCAAGGGCTGCTCTTCCGCCATAACGGCACCACTACCCAAGCAGGTACGGGCCTGACGGTCGTCGGTTCCGGCGGCACGATCAATGTGCAGATGAGCGACGTCTGGGCCGATGGTGTCGCGCCCGCCGGGTCGTGGCTGATCGGTTACGAATTGAAGAACGTGAACCTGCACGCCGACCACGTCGAGGC